CGACCTGCTGATTTGTTATCTCCCGATAGGCTTATATCAGGAAAAACCGTTTGGTATTCTTCGCTATCAATAATGTTACGAACTCTACGACCAAATCTTACTGCTAATTCTGCCGTGTGGGTTGCTTGTATAATTTTTAAACTTGGATTTAGTCCCATCATCCATGCAGGAAAATAGGTTGATGCAAATTCTGATTTAGAGTGTCTAGGTGGCAACATAACCATAAGTCTTTTACATTTGCCTTGTGCTATACGGTTTAGTTTTTCAGCTAATATCTTATGGTGTCTACCCATAATAAAGCCTTCCCAATGAAACTTAACAAATTCTAAAAAGTCATCTCTACATCTTTCTCTAGCATTAAGATTCTTCCATCTCTGCATAAGTTTAAGTGCTTCTATCTGCTCATCCTTAGATAAGACATCAAAAGACTTTATTTGTTCTAAATCAAGCATTAGGTGGAGAGCCAACTGCTATGCACATAAAAGGCTGTTGACCCTCCATGACATGTGTTTGAAGAGAGAGAGGAGATATTTCGTGAATATCCACAAACTAGCATGTCTTTCAAACTTTACCCCATTCTTTGCCTTCAAACAACAAGGCTTCGCTATTTCTTCTTTTAATTAACCCATCAAGAACCTTTCCACCTGCTTTATTCCAACGCTTTATTTGTTCAGGAACAGCATCAAATTCTTTGTTATTTATTTTTTTCAAAAGAGTGCTGGAGGATAGGTTCGAGGAGCCTAAATTAAAAACCCATGAAACAAGAGCATCGAACTGATTTTGTTCTAAATCAACAGTAACCATATTATTAATGTAGCCTTCGTATTCATCCATCTCGTGTAGCAATAAAGCATCAGCTTCTTGTTGAGTTATTAGGTCTCCTTCTTTAACACCTTTGGTATGTCCGTAACCTATTGTTAAAACATCTGCTGCACATTTGTATGCGTTGTATTCGCAGCCTTCAAATTTTTTAATTAGCGATAAACCTTCTTGTGATATGTTCATATCTTTACTCCGTTTCTTTTGTAGTAACTGTCTTATAATAGACAACAACTTCTTTAAGTTCATTTATATACCTTTTTAGTTCTTGCATATTATATGCCATGAGTTCGTAATCGGGCACAGACATAGCTAAGAATACCACTTGACCTTGGTCTTTCTCAACTCTAGTTAGGAATTCTTCTAAATTTTTATCTGATACTACATACCAATAAGGATCTTTTAGATCTATTTCTCTAGGCATTATAGGCTGTACTATAGTTCTTTCTATAGGTTTAGATATAACCTCTACCTGTTGCTTACTTGGTATTAGGCTGCAACTGCAAGCCATCATCAAGACTGTCGATACTACGGCTATCTTCTTCGATACTATCAAATACATCTTTAGTTCCTTTGTTTACTCTTGGTTCTATTAAACCTGGTTTAGCTGCGGCTAATTTGGTTAGGTTGTGTCTTTTAAACATATCAAGATACCTACTCATGTCTGCTTCTATTTCTTGATTGCGTGATTGAATGACTAGCAAGCCTTCTGTTTGCTTTGCAAAATCATTCTGTAATGATTCTATTGCTGCCTTCTGTTCTTGATCTCTTAATTCAAATGCTTGATTAAGAGCTGATAGTTTAGAGTTCTCGTTCCATAAAAGATAAGTAGCTAATCCCATAACTACTATAATCCCTATGAATACTTTGCTCATACAAACCTAGATAAAACTACTGATACCAATATAAAAGGATATACAGCCCAGATCATGTTCTCTAGTTTATCGAAACGCTTTGATCCGTCTTCTAATCTTTTATCAATACTTTTGTATAATGCTTTACATTCTCTTTCGTGTGACTCTATTGCATTAAGAGCATCTTTTGCAGTTGCCATTTACTTCCTCAAATTGTATATACGTTTAAAGATTTTTCCTTACCTTTAACTTTTATTGCTTCTAAAGATTTTAACTCAAAACTACAGTTTTTGGCAGTATCTTCTCCTATAAGAATATCAACGCCAGCTTCTTTAGTTCCAGACTCAAGTCGAGCTGCTATGTTTACACAGTCTCCAATGGCTGAGAAATCAAATCGTGTATCAGATCCCATGTTACCTACTACAGCTGTACCAGTATTTACTCCCACCCCAATAGCAATCTCATGTGATAGTTCTTTGTTAAGTTCTTTGATTGCTTCTTGCATTTCAATAGCAGTCTTTACTGCTTTGTCTTCATGATCTTTTAAATCTAAGGGTGCTGAGAATATGGCCATGCAAGCATCACCAATAAATTTATCTACCATGCCTCCATTTCTTTGCACGCATTCTACTTGTACTGTTAATGCCTTGTTCATAATCTCAGTAACTTCTTCTGGTTGTAGTTTTTCTGAAAGACTAGTGAAGCCTCTGACATCTGTAAATAAAAATGTAGCGTATCTTTTCTCGCCACCGAGTTTTAATAAGTCTGGATTCTTTTGTAATTGTTTAACCTGTCTTGGATCAAGGTAATGTTCAAATTGTTTTTTAATTAATTGACGCAACTTAAACTGCTTTCTAAAGTTTATATAGAAGGCAACAGCTCCTGTTATGAATTGTGAGATCAAAGTCCATGAAACATCTATCAAGTAGCCTTTATGAATGCTAAAACTTCCTAAGAGCCCCGTGGTTAATAGTAAAAATATAGCTATACTTACGCCCTTAGTTACACCAAGATAATTAATTACAATCCATGTCAAGGACACGAAAATTCCAAAAATTAAAATTTCCAAAGCTAAAGCAAAGTCTGGAATATATGGAGAGTTTTGTATAAGAATTGACTCAGATAATGCCGCTTGAATCTTATGAGGTTCTAATAATCCAACTGGAGTTGCAATTTGTGGCATGACTCCGTTAGCAGTGACACCAATAAATACAAACTTATTAGCTACATCCATTTCTTTTAAATTAGTTTGAGGTGTGTCAACCCAGCTTATCCATTTACGACCAAGGTTGTCTGTCTTGATAGGTGGTATTCCTCTGATTGATATCTCTTGGATACCATTATCATTTGTAGTGATAATGTAAGTCTTAACATTAAAGAGTGCTTTGTATATTTGAGTTCCGAAAGAAGGTATCCAATCATTGTTAGGTGTTTGAACTAGTAAAGGCATTCGTCTAACGAGTTGGTCAACTTCGGTGGGAGCAACGGCTAGACCCTGTAATGTGTTTGTAGCTAGAGTGTTCAGGTTTTCCTTGACTCCCGTACTTAATATAGCACGAACATCGTTACCTTTGACAACTGTTCCTGTAGGCTTTGGATAATTACCATTACCATCTTCAAACATAGCAATGACAGATGGTATATATCCGAGCGTTTTAGCAAAGACTTCATCACCCCCCATTCTATCTGCCTGGGGAAATGACATGACCCAACCCACACCTATAGCTCCTTCGTTAATTAAGTCTACTTGTATCTGAGCAAGTCTTCTTCTAGGTAAAGGCCAACCACCTTCGTTAGCTACATCGTCCTCAGTTATATTAAGTATTACAAAATTACCGCTAGGCTCTTGCTCTTCTACAAGAGCATCAAAGATTTTTAATTTAAGTATCTCTGTAGGTGTTGATTGGAATACTAAGGGTAAAGATAGTATTACAAGAATCGGAAGTATTAACTTATTCATTCGCCTTGAGTTATGGTTATAACCGAGTCTCCTCCGCCATTAATTTTAACAACATTACTAACACCATCTTGGATAATAATAACAGTATAGCTATCAGATCCGTTGAGGTCTAATCTAGCATAGTCATTTACTGCCCTTCTCATGCTTACAACATTGCCAGTTATTAGAGTTGTTATCTGAGTCTCTGCATCTCTACCAAGCAAAGTACCTGTTATATTTGTGGCAGATGCTTCTGCTAAAGAATCTTTATCGTCATCTACAGCGAGTGCATCTAATATATTGAGCAGGTCTTCTAGGTAGTTAACATCTAGCCAGTTGATATCTAACTCGTTAAACTCAAGCTCATCGTCCCCAAGATAGTCTTCTGCTAAATAATCTATATCAAGATCATTAAAGTCTAAGATGTTTTTTTCAGAGACAGTTGATACCTCTTGGTTAATCTCCATATCTTCTTTAGGTGGTTTAACAATAAGCATGTTATCAATAATGTCTAAGGTTAAATCTAAGATCACTGGACTGCTAGGACTTGATTCAAATACAGATACTGTAGTTGCTTGAAATGGTTTGTTTAAGGTTACTGTACCCATTGCAGTAGTTACTAGTATTTCACCACTAGATAAACCCAAAGCATCTGGAAGAAGTATTATCAATGATCTGCCTAATTCATCAACTGTAGCTGTAAAATCTGTACCTCTTATAGCTATATTAGCCGTAGGCGTTCTTAGTGAGATGTTTTGCTTATCTATACGGTTTAGATTACCTGTAATAAAGCGTGCTGTACCAAGACCAAAGGTAAGGGCCATCTTAGATTTACTTGGATCAGGGTCATAGATGTATTCATCTATTAAGAGTTGTGAGTGTTCTGTCAAGCTTACTTTACTATCATCCAGGAAGGTAATAGACATACGGCCATTAGTAGTAATAGCCTCATCGTTGCTTTGTATAGCTAATTCTAGCTCTGCATCTAGCGGGCCATCTCTTACTATTTGTGCCGAGCCGTTTAGCTCAGAAACACCACCAATATTAACAGCCGATTGAGGTTCCTTGATCGTTTTGGATAACGCAAACGGAACTAGAAGCATTGCCGCCAACAGAAATAATCTTAAGCCAATCATTGTCTTGGGTACTCAGTTGTT